TATCGGCGGGATGCTGATAGGGCCGGGTTTCGGTTATCTCGTGAAATGGAGAAAGATGAAGAACAACCGCGATGCAAACGCAGACTGATTGCGTGCTGCGTCAGACCCGACTAGTTGTCTTTCATCGATAATTTGAGAAGCGGTGGCGACCCCTGCAGGACTCGAACCTGCGACCTACTGCTTAGAAGGCAGTTGCTCTATCCAGTTGAGCTAAGGGGCCGTCATGCCGGGCAGCGATGCTGCCGGCGAAAACTGTAGTGTTTCAGTGCGTCCAGGGCTGGGTGCGGTTGAAACGGAAATTGTCGGTGTAGGAAACCACCTTGCGGGTTGCTTCCTTCGGCAGGATGACGCGGTATTCGATGCCCTTGCGCTGTGCATAGGCTTCGGCCTGTTCCTGCGTCTCGAATGTCAGCTTGACCTGCTGCTTCATGTCGGAGCTGGAGGTGTAGCCCATGATCGGATCGATCTTGCGCGGAACTTCGGCGTCGAATTCCAGAACCCAGACATTGGTCTTTGCCGTGCCGGATTGCATGGCGGTTTTTGCAGGGCGGTAAATCTTCGCAGACATGTCGAAACTGCTCCGGTTGGACAGTGGGGTGTTTACATCCCCGAATTATTCTTCACGTACCTGAATAGAATAACCAAATCGTGTCAGGAACGTTGAATTTGAAATGGACTGACTTCATGTGAGAGTCAAGACGATTATCCCGCGCTTTCCTTATCCCACCGCTGCCACGCCGGCCGCGGATTTTGCTGATCTAGGCCATGACTGAACAAAGATGAATTTCCCTGTTGCGGACTTCAGGTGAACCGTGTATTCCCCAGCCATCGCCTCGGCGGAGTGTAGCGCAGTCTGGTAGCGCATCTGGTTTGGGACCAGAGGGTCGGGAGTTCGAATCTCTCCACTCCGACCATTTCATCTATTTGAAATGATTAGAACCCCTTGCATAGCAAGGCTTTTCCCCCATATTGACGTCACAAATCACGTCACAAAATGGGGTCCGAATGGCGGGCAAGCCTCAACATTGGAAAGAGCGAAACGGACGGTATTCCGCAAGGATCGTCATTCCTCCCTATCTCCGGCCTTATCTCGAAAATCGTGCCGAACTCGAAATCCAGCTTGGAGGCGAACGGCGTGAAGCGCTTCGAAAGCACGCTGCTGCCGTTGCTGCGATGCAACGACAGATCGGCATTGCCCGGTTGAAGCACGAAGCAGCAACCGGCCAACAGCCAAAGCCAGCGGCCCATCCACTCACGGCCCAACAAATTGCTCTCCGCGACTACCAGAGCCAAATCAGCTTCGATTCCGAGATTCGTGCACACGACCCTCGCTATGCGCAGATTGACCCCGATCCGGCATATGACGCTCATCCATTCCGCGACGGCTTTGCGGGCAAACTATCCGACGACGAACTAGAAGAACTCGTCGGTTCCCGTATCGAGCGCGCACGTCTCGCAGGAAACACCGATGCAGTGAAGGGAACGCCAGAGTGGCGCGCACTGGCGCAGGCGCTTTGTATCGCGTCATATGAGGCGGTTGCACGGCGCTACGAACGAAACGATGGGGATTTCAACGGGGAACCCTCTCACCCCATGCTTGTCGAAGCCGTGAGACAAGAGGAAAGTCAGCCTGTAGCCTCGCCTTTTGCGGGCATAACCTTTGAAGACGTTATCAAGGAACAGGAGCGCCTAGCGTCCATCGGCCTCAGCCGTCCGAAGTCGGAAGCGACCTTAGAGAAGTATCGGAACGCGAAAGATGATTTTGAGACTTTCCGAAAAGCTAAGACCGTTTCGACTGTGACGCTTGCAGAGGGCAGGGCGTGGCGTGACCACATGCTTGTTGATGGCAAGCTTTCCCGGAAAACCGTTCACGACAAAATCACCATTATTCGAACCCTGATCAGTGAGGCGAATAAGCAGTCCGAAAACCACATGTTTCCGAATGGGGAGCCGTGGGCGGCCTTGGAGCTTCCGGTTGTCCAAAAGGGCGACAGTGCCGAACGGACCTATTCACTCAAAGATGCCCGTCATTTCCTCGAATTTGCCCGGAGTGCGACACGAGCAAGCTTTCGCTGGATGCCGTGGATCATCGCCCATACCGGCGCACGGGTGAATGAAATCACAGTGCTGGAAAAACGCGATATCTTCGAAGTCGAAGGCTTCTGGTTCATTCATATCCGTGTTGGTGACGGGCGGAAGACGAAGACGCATAGGGCGCGAAAGGTGCCGGTGCATCCCGGATTGATCAAGGAAGGCTTCATCGAATGGGTGAAAGCACAACCAGACGGCAAGCTCTTTCCCGGCGGCAAGAATGAAGACCAGCGCTTGCGCGAGTGGATACATGAAAAGGTCTTCCCGAAGCGCACGGATTTGCCGCCACCAAACCACGGTTTCCGCCATCTTTTTGAAGACGCGCTGAGCGGTGGAGTGTCCGAACGGGCTGCACTTTACATCATGGGAAGGTCTTCAGGGTCATCTGCTGACGACTATGGCGGCAGCGACGTGAAACTTGTCGAGATCGCGAAACAGATGAAAACCGTGCGCGATATCATTACCTAGGACGATTCATCAGTTTTTCTGATTTAAAATCGATAATATATCAGTTTTTCTGAAGTTTTTTAACTTGTCGGGATTCACATTCGAATCCTGCCGTGAGATAATATTCCTAAGTTTAATAGGAATGTTATCCATATGGGTTTTTGGAGCGAAGTCAAAAATAGGATTGGAATAGGGGAGCGTAAAGCTTATCTCCTGTCCGATCCTGCTGTTTCAGAAATCTTCGGCGTTCGCTCTACTGCAAGCGGCTTGAGTGTCGGCGGCTTGTCTGCCCTCAACACTCCGGCTGTTCTTCAAGCTGTCCGGTTGATCTCAGAAACAATTGGTTCGCTGCCTGTGAAGCTCTACAGGGAGCAGGCCGAAGCCAAACAAATCGCCAGCAAGCACACCGCCCATAAGATCGTCCACAAGCGGGCGAACGAATGGACGGGCGCAGGCGCAATTCGCACGCAGCTTACATCCGACGCTCTGATTTACGGCAACGGCTTTGCCCGCGTTGTGCGATATCCCAATGGACGCCCATTTGAGATTATCCGTATTCTACCCGGCACCGTGTCCGTCATGGAAGATGCCCTTGGCGCTGCCCCGCCATTTTATCGTGTTTCCGAGAACGGCGGCTCCCGCGAATACTCGCACACTGAAATCCTTCATATCCCTTCTTTCCTCAATCGGTCCCCGATCTCGTTTGGCCGCGAAGCCATCGGGCTTGCCTCTGTGCTGGAAAAGCACGGCGCAACGTTCTTCACCTCCGGCGCACGTCCGAACGCCATCATTTCCAATGAGAAGGCGCAGGGCGGGGACGCTGGCGCAACCGCCATTTCCAATATGCGAAAGAGCTTCCGGGAGTGGATGCGCAGTGCATCCGGCGACCCGCTCATTCTTGATGGCGGCTGGAAATACGATGCCCCGGCGCTCACCTCGACAGATAGCCAGTATGTCGAAAACCGCCTCGAACAGATCAACGAAATTGCCCGTGTTTTTGGCGTGCCACCGCACCTGCTTTTCCAGCTTGAGCGTGCGACGTGGAGCAACGCCGAACAAATGGGCGCTAGCTTCCTTCAGCTTTGCCTTCGGCCATGGCTCGACAAATGGCAGGAAGCCCTTGCGACCGTTCTTCTGACCGAGATCGAACAGAACGATCATTGGTTCGAATTTGTTGTCGATGACCTTATGCGCGCAGACATGGCATCGCGGACGGCCAACATTACGGCGCTCGTCACCAATCGCGTCATGTCGCCCAACGAAGCCCGCGCCATCCTCAATATGCCACCGCTGCCCGGTGGTGACGAGTTGATCAATCCCCATACCATTTCCGGCGCAACGCCTGTTGCAGCCCCTGAAAAGGAACCCGCCAAATGACGGAACACCGCGCCTTCTTTGGCGACTGCGAGAAAGCCTTTGCCTTCCCGACCCGCGACCTGATCATCGAACTTGAAACGAAAACCGGCCATGGCGTCGGCGCGCTATTCCGCCGTTTCCGCGATACCAGCTACAGCTTCACAGACGTTTCCGAGATCATCCGGCTTGGCTTGATCGGCGGCGGTATAGCCCCCGAAGAAGCTAACCGGCTCGTGTCGATCTATGTCATCGGCAGGCCGCTGGCCGAAGTTTTTGCCGTTGCAGACGGCGTTATCACCAGCCTGTTCTTCGGCGTGGAAGCCGTCAATGACGCAATCTCGCAGGTGGCAGAATGACAGCCATCGCCAGCGCCATCGAAACAGGCAATCTCGAAATCAAGGCCGAAGTCTCGATTGACGACACCGGCACCGTGACCGGCATCGCTTGGCCGTTTGGCCAGCCCGACAGCTACGGCGATCTCATTGAGCCTTCCGCCTTCAGCTTTGCCCCGCGTGTCCCGATGATCGTGGAGCACGAGCAGAAAAGCGTCGTCGGCGTCTGGGAAACTCACTCTGTCACCGAAAGGGGACTTGAGGTCAAAGGCCGTCTTTTTGTTGAAGGTATCGAACCTGCCCGGCAGGCCCGGCTTGCCCTTCAGCGTGGCAGCATGTCCGGCCTGTCCATCGGATACCGCCTTCACGAAGCGAAGGCACGCCCGGAAGGTGGCCGTGTCCTGACAGCCCTCACCATCAATGAAATCTCCCTTTGCAAGCGCCCGGTCCACCCGGACGCTCGCATTACCGAGACAAAGTCTCACCCCCTCAACGTTGAACAGGAAAACCCCAAAATGGAAAATGCAGAGCAGAACAAGCCGGTGGCAAATGCCGACCCGGTTGTGAGCGCCGAAGAAATCAAGGCGCTCAAGGACGATATCGCGACGATGCAGGCCAAGCTTAACCGCCGTCCTGCCGCCGACAACAACAATCACCCCAAGGCTTCGAACGACAACGGCAACGAAGTCAAAGCGTTCTCGGATTTCGTTCGCACGGGCGATGCCTCCGAAGTGAAGGCGCTGGCTTATGGCGGTTCGTCCACGGGCGGTATTCTCGCACCGGAAGCCGTCGCTACGACCATTCTCGAAAAGGTGGCCGAATACTCCCCGGTTCGCGGCCTTGCCCAGACCATCGCCATGTCCGGTCCGCTGCTTCAGCTTCCGCGCCTTGTCGATGAAGTCACCCCGGCACCCCGCGCCGAAACCGCCACCGCTGCCGAAGACGAGCCTTCGTTCGAACAGATCGATCTGAAGCCGTTCGAAATGGCGGTCACGGTTCCGGTCACTCGTATTCTGCTCGAAGACGCGCAGATCGATCTTGCCGCCTTCCTCTCCAATCACATCGCCCGCCGGTTCGGCCAGATCGAAGCATCGTGGTTCGTCAATGGTAACGGCACGACGCAGGCAGAAGGTGTTCTCAACTCGGATGACGTGGAAGAAATCGCAGTTGCCACTGCCTCTGCCTTCAATGCCGAAGCCTTGATCGACCTCTATTACCACATCAAGACGAGCTATTCCGTCAACGGTTCGTGGCTGATGAATCGCCGGACCATGAGCCTTGTCCGCAAGCTCAAGGACGGCGACGGAACCTATATCTGGCAGCCGGGTATCACCGCAGGTCAGCCTTCGCTGCTTTTGGGCCGCCCAGTGTATGAAGCTGTGGACGCCCCGGACATCGCAGCCGGTAAAACCCCGATCATCTTCGGTGATTTCGCCAGCGGCTACGCCATTGCTGACCGGGTGGGTTTTGACATCATCCGCGACGACATCACCGGCGCTGGTAACGGCGTGGTCAAGCTGCATGCACGCCGCCGTGTTGGTGGTCGTGTCATCATGGGCGAAGCTCTCGCCAAGCTCAAGATCACGGCCTAAGCCATGAAAAAGGAGCGCGCATCCTTCGAACAGGTGGAAATCAGTCATGGCGGTAACGCCCTGACCATTCGCCCTTCGTTGCGCGCTGCCACCATCCTTGAAGAACGTTTCGGCCTTGCGGCGCTTTATGCTGCCTTGGAAGACCTGAACTTCACAATCATTTCCGAAATCATTCTGGTGTCCGAAAGCGGCGGCAACCAGAGTGCAGCGGCCTTCCTGACTGCCGTGCAGCGAAGGCCGCTTTTCCCTTTCTTTCTTGCCGTTCGCGCTCCGTTGTTCGAGCTTGTGTCCATGCTGACGCCAGCGCCGGAAAAGCGTGCGCAACCGTTGCACACGACCGGCAAGCAGGTGACGTGGGCAGAAGTGTTTGCAGCCCTTTATGACCGTGCGACCGGCTGGCTTGGCTGGACGCCTGAACAGGCATGGAACGCCACACCGACCGAAATCGACCGGGCCTACAGAGCGCACCTTGAGAAGCTGAAAGCCATTCATGGTGGCGCTTCCGACGACGAGAAGGAGCAGGACCCGGAACAGGCAGAGCGCAATGTTTCTGCTGGCCTTGATCCTGAATTTGACCGTGCCGGACTTCAGGCACTCAAATCTTCCGGGAGGCGCAAATGAGCAAGCCCCCACGGATTTGTGCATGTGGCGTCATCATTCCCCACGGCCAGCTTTGCCAGTGCCAGGAGAAGGCCAAGCGCGAACGCAACGCCCGCCATGATGCCCGCCGCCCTTCAGCAGCCCTTCGCGGCTATAACCATGAGTGGCGTAAAGCCCGTGGTGAGTATCTGCGTGCACACCCCTCTTGCCGGATGTGCGGAAACCTTGCCACGGTTGTCGATCACGTCATTCCCCATCGCGGCGACAAGCGCCTCTTCTGGTTTCGCGGTAACTGGCAACCGCTTTGCACGCCTTGCCATAGCTCCAACAAACAGCGGCAGGAGCAAAGGTCATGAATACGGTGCAGAAATGGCGAAGAGCGTCACAAGGACGCCCTTCTAATCTCCCGGTAGGACTCGAACCTACAACCCCCAGTTTACAAGACTGGCGCTCTGTCCAGTTGAGCTACGAAAGCCTAACAGCACTTAGATTGGTGAGCCTCATCCACCTTGTCAAGAGGTGGTCATGACGCCCGAAACCATCCTTGAGCATGAAGGCATCCAGCAGCCCATTATCGAATGGGCGCTCGACTACGGCATCACACCCGCCATCATCATCGGACGCCTTGAGCGTGGCATCTCCATTGCCGACGCAATCAACACACCCATGAAAACCGGCCATCAACGCCAGCGCCTGCCAGTCTTCAGCAAAGAGCAAGTTAACCGCCGGTCGAGGAATACCGTCACCCCCACTCACACAGTGAATGGCATCACTAAGACCATAGCGGAATGGGCGGAAGGACTGAACTTGAGTGTCAGTTCCCTCCAACAGCGCTTGGCCCAAGGCATGCCGCTCGAAGTGGCGCTCACGACCCCAAACATGACCCAAAAGAAGCAATCGAACAGACTGACTTGCTCTGATGCTGATCGACAGGCCGCAAACACCCCTCCGGGGGTGCCTGACAATTTCCCTGCATGTTTAGGGACCGGCGCGGGGAGGTCTGTTCAAAAAAATCCCGAAATAATCTTTCACAAGGAAGCAGCGGAATGACGGGCATCACCCACGATCTCGCAAAGCAGCACATGCGCATCGATCACCATGAGGAAGACGCGCTGATCATGCTCTACATTGAGGCGGCAGAGCAGTATGTCGCGAATTATATCGGCAGGTCGCTTGATGATTTCGACCCGTTTCCGTCTGATCTGAAAGTCGCGATCCTCCGGTTGGTGGCCTTCTATTATGAAGTGCGTAACGTCGCCACGTTCGGGATTTCCAGCCAGATCGCGCCCCAGACCATCACCCAGACGCTCGATAACTACCGGGAAAGGTGGTTCCACGATGGCG